CTATCGGTGTTTGGCGGTCGCCGAGGTGGTTTTTAGGGGTATATGATATGGCGCATTATGTAGCGCCACATATAGCAATCTATGTGGCGTATTGTATTACGCTGTATAGAGCATGGTAGCCGCAAGGCGGCTCCCTACTTTAGCGATACCTCATCAAAATTGTTATGTTAGGGATTGAAGCGGATATCCTCGAAGAGATAATAGCGTAAAGCCCGACCGAAGGGAACACCATTATCCCATAATAATTGTGCTTTCTGCTTCAAATGTATTTGTGTATGATAATTTTGATTCTAATATTCCAAATACTAAAGTGTCTAATGCATCACTATAGTGTGTAGATTCATCAGCGGGGAAGTTTACATCCTTCTCAGATTTCTTATCCTTACCAAAACCATCCTTCCTAAGCTCAGCCTGAGCCTGGTACATTGATAAAATAAGTTTATCACAATTCTCTCTATTAATTTCAAAGCTCTTTTTGTAATATCCAGTATTGTTTAATAAGTGTCCCCACATCCTGTATTTTGGCTCATGTTCAGGTGCTTTTCCAATATACATTCTAATCACTACCCAACCAGCTTTTGTCAGCGTATCAACTACTTCATCGCATATTTTAGTTTGGTGCTGATCACCAACTGCGGTGTGGTCGTACCAATAATAAATCAGCTTCTTTTTGTGTGGCTTATAATAACTAATAAAGGCATCAAGTACCTCTTTAAGTTTACCAGGATAAAGAGCATGCAGCCCTTTCAATACTTTAATGGATTTACAAGTATCCTGCCCAACAACCAACGGGTGTATTCTTCTGTTATAATCAAGAGCAATATGAAACGGCATATAACTATCCACATCACTGTCTCTTCTGCAGTCTATCGCCGATAAAGATGCAAAATCATAATTTATGTTTTCTAAATACGCATTATTATTGGCAAAATACCCATGCACTTCTTCATCAAAATCAGGATAAAAACCGTCTTCAAGCTTCAGGGGTCTGATATTAAGTATCTGTGTATCAAATTGAAATGGGGTAGTATCTCTTATTTGTTGCTTTATGTACTCAATGCCAAGTGCATGTATATTTTCGAGGCTGCTCGCTTCTTGATAATAAACAAGGTCTTTTCGTAAATCATTGATCTCTGCATCTACTACAGCGATTTGTTTTTCAAGTTCTTTTTTATAAGTAATTCTTGTTTCTTTTAAAAGCAATTTTCTCAACTCAAATTTTGCAACTTGCAACACCCAAATCTGGTTAATTACTTCACGGTCCATCTTATCAGCATAATCAAGTATCCACCGGCCGGCAGTCCCAACAGGCATGTCGGTAGTAAGTGTCATGCCGTGGTGATAAGGATTATTCGAAAACTCGGGTATAATCCCACGATTTGCAGGAAGAAGCTCTGTTCTGAATTTCTCCGCATTTAGCAATTTAGCCTCATCGCCAATTATCCAGTCAATGGTGATACCGTTGCTCGATCCTTGCCTGTCCTGGCTCACCATGTGGGCACCACCACCATTATACCAGCTAATAAAGTACTGAAAATTAAACGGCGGCCTGTACGGGCCTTTCCAGTTCCACATTTTAATCCAGCTCTCTGTTGGTTTTTTACCGACAAGAAAATGATGGCCGTTAATATATCCCATCCGTTCCCAACCAGCAACCAAGGCCGGAAGTGTTCTTGTAAGTATCTGGTTGTATGTTGCACCAAGCACAACACCGGTTCCCCTGGACATGGTTTTGAAATAACAATTAGCCGACTTTGGCGCTAATATCCCTTCACTCTTACCTGTACCTCTGCCCATTACATCCACCTCCACAGGTGCGCCAATCATCATGCTTTTAAGCTGAGGCTTATTAAAGTGGATCTTTTTCTTCATTTGTTAAATCTTCAAATGGTATGTCTGTTACTAATTCTTCAACATCAATTTTGACCTTACGCTTCTCATTAATCAATTTCAGAATAGCCTTCATATCGATATCAGGAGCACCCAATAACCGGGGGTCAAATACAGCTTCCAACTGATGTCCTTCAAACTTTTCAGCCGGATTATCTTCACTGTCAGGCAACAGCTTCAATAACATGGCTCTGTTTTTTTCAAATGCAGCGGCCGATTTCATATCACCTATTTCTTCTGCTTTGCGCTGCAAACTCCTGTTAATTTCAAGTTGAAGTTTTATTTCAAAAAGCTTATTTACATTGATAGTAGTTACAAACACTTCTTTTGAGCAGCTCACATCTTCTAATGCCTGAACATACTTAATCTTATAGTTCTTCATTGTCATTGTAACCACTTCCGATTCAGTGTATTTACCATTAACCAGGTGATTATATATGAACTGGTATCGCTCCAGCTTTTTCTTTTGCTGGCTGGTCAGGTATTCCTCTGTCCTTAGCCTGTTAGTCAGGTAGGCCTTTATCATTTGCCAGTCCTGTGTCTTTTCCAAAAGCATCTCTGTGCTGGCATGAACTGTCTGCACATGCTTCATCAACGCATCAGATACAGTACTCATAGTAATTTCAATTTTGATTTATTTAGCATATCCATGGCCATTGTTTGTGCAGGGCTACTGCCGCTATTAGCCAGTTTAATGATTGATTTTCTAAGGTCCAGTTCACTCTGCAACCTGCCACTAAAAAATGCGTTATAGGCCCCGGAACCTTCTTCCTTGCAGTCGCCTTCAAATTCTTCTATAGGCCATTCCTGCATCACCGCAATTTCTTTTGGTGTAAAAAACAGAGAAGCCAGCTCTCTTACTGCTTTTAGTTGTTCAACTGAATAACTCGCCATTGTCCAATGCTTTTTTTATCCATGAAATATGAAACTCACCGCAATCTTTATCCAGGCTAATAATCCCCTGCTCAATGCGGGGGTTTTGCGTCCAGTTAGCACTTCCGCAAATTGTTACAGTGCCGGCATCACTTTTGATAACTGTCACCTTAGCATGAATACTGGTAAGAACAATGCGGTTAACATTAAGACTTGCTAATTGAAATACCTCTGGCGTCCTCGCTTTTGCCCGGTAATCAAGTAACATGTTAATGCCTGTAATCTCTTTTCTATCCTGTGCCAGTATCAATTGCCTTACAGGCAGCTCTCTCAGTGCATAAGTTGTAATAAACAGCTCAGCCGGTTTGTATTGTTGCAGCAGGCTCATAACAAGGTCATGCATACTCCAGTCTCCGTCACTTATGTAATGTACTATCTTGCCAGGCTGCACTGCATCAATCAACCTTTGCAACTTGCCAGGACTTTTACAAATTACACCCTCCCAGTTATCAGGTTCTGAAAACAGGAATTGTTCATCTTCCTCATTTGTATCTACGATTGTAACAAGTGCCATCTTTTTTCCAGTATTTCTAAATCAGCAGCCCACTTATGCAGCTTTAACGTACGCTCTGCAGTAGTGGGCTTTCGCTTTGTTTTACTAATGTTCTTTCTGATGTTGTCAAGCTCTTGCTTCACTCTTATGTCTGGTATCAGGCTTAAGTCTCCTTCTTCTGTATCGGTCTGTTCATCATCCGGAAGTTTACCTGTTCTTCGTATATAATCAGCCCGGTCGTATAATTTAGAAACCTCCCGAAAACCTGCAACCACCTCAATGGCCATGCTTCTCCGTTCTTCAATTTTGTCAGGGAAATTAGGATCAACCCCCAGCTCATGCCTTGACAAGGAAAAAAGCACAGCCCTGGTATTCATTATTTTTTTATACAGGTTGTCCGCTTCTGTTTTGGCTGATAAATACAATTCTTCATTTACCGGCGCAGGTAATGGCACTTCAGCAATAACTTTTTCAACCTGTTTTTCTTCCTGCTTTTTTAGTTGCACACTACGCACTACTACACCTGTGTGTTCAGGGTTACTCTGTAGTGTAACAGCAGCCATTTGCATGGCATCAAACAGTTTTTGCCTGGAGAACTCAGTAGGGCCTTCTTGTAACAATTGGAGCAAATGCGGGAAGTGGCCAGGCAGTTTTTTGTATATAACTACGCCGGTAAAATATTCCCTGTCGCTTTTTAGCCATCGTTGCACCAAATCAAGCATATTGCAATGCTACAAATTGGCGAACGCCGAAGAAAGGACACATTAACCCAGGCGATTAGATAACCAATCTTTAGTTTCAGGAGATTTATAAAACCACTTAAACAAATCATCTGTTATCTTATGCAAAGCATCTGTATAGTCAACGCCATCAAGGAAAATTAAAACCAATTTCCCATCATTAGTGCTTAAGTATTTATTACCGAAAGAAGGAGCTGTTTCAACCCTCACAATAAACCTTGGCTCCATTGTATGCACTACAAATGGTCCCTTACTCTTTGTGTTTTGTGGATTGCTAAATAAAAAACGGGGATACTCTCTCGCCATAAAGCAGAACCAATTTTTACCCAGGTGGTGCTCCTGTTTTGATATGCTAATATACAAAAAAACCTCCCGAACCCGGAAGGTTTTATATAATCACGGCCAAATTAAAAATTAACTCTCGTCTTCTGCAATGGTTACAGTTGAAGCATACAACTGGATGTAGCCATTCTGGAAACTGATAGTTCCCTTATAACCCTTCACTCCATCCTTTGTTGTACCAGTGCTGAAATCCATCTTACAGTATGCCTGCACACAATCATTACCCAACTGGTAGTGCACATTTGCAGGGCAATTGCTGTCTTTTGCCAACACAATCAACGGAGTGTTGATGATGTTTTTGGCAAACTCATGCGCCTCAGCATAGCTACCCGGAATGAAAATATCCAGCACCTGGTCCATCTTCTGGAAGCCGGTATCGCCAATGGTGGTACCAGTCAGCTGGTTTTTCTCAGGTGCCAGGGCTACTTTTATAAAAGCTTTCCCTGCTTTAAACACATGGGCTGTTTTTATGGTTACCTCATCACCTCTTTCGGTAAAAGGCGCCGCAGGTGATTTTACACCGCCTTCTTCAAAATCATAAAAAGGAGCTACCAGCACAAAATCAGCAATACCGCTGTCAATGTTGCTGTGCTCTTTCAAATTTGCAAATGCATATTGTGCCATATCATTTTTTTTTCTTGTGTAGAATGGGTTTACTTTACCTCCTTTAATATTTTCCCGCCGGTTACGTTCACAATCCTTTCCATCAGTGGCAAATCATACTGTGCTTCATCAGCCCTGTATTCTTTACCATCAAACCGAAAAGACGGAAAGCGAAACTTTCTGAAACCACCCATCACATAAACTTTGCCTGGTATCGAAGGCCTTGCAGGCAGTTCCCTTTTTTTTGGTACTAGCTCCAGCATTGCCACTTTGCTTTCAAGCTCAGCAATGTATTTTTTCTGAGTAGTAATAACATCAGAAAGTTCTTCATGTGTTAATCCGGTCAGGTCCATATTTCAAAGAGTGTCCCGCCCATTACAGGCGGGACTATTTTTTTAAGAACTTGCTCCTTCAGGAACTTCGGCATCGTTCATGAACATAATTCTCGGCTGAACAATACCTACACCCTGCCACCAGTCAGTAAGGAATTTGATCTTACGATCAGCCTTCTGAACGTCAAAGGCATTCTTATTACTGAACCCTTTTACAGGGAAAAGCAGGTTCCATTTCGGAGTCGTCCATATACGGCCCTTGCCTGCCATACTTGCACGGCCTACCACCGTAATGTTTTCAAAATCCATCAGGCGGAGCAGTTGCTCTGTCTGCAGGTAGTTTACATTATACTTCTCCCGCATACCCTGTTTGAACTTGTCACGAAGCGTACGGCTCATGCTCAGTTCAAGCGGCAGGTTATAACGGTATTTTTCAGGGATTTCCTTTACCCATTCTTCCACGGCCGTTACCATGTCTTTAGCACTCAGGCCGCTGCTGGTAAGGTCTGCAGTAGCAACAGGCGAAATACTGCCGGCAGCCACACCTGCGTTTTGCAAAAATTCGATACCGTTAATAATTTTGCTTGCACTTCCGGCAGTGCCATCAACAGGTGCTTCCTGCACACCGCTATACACGGCTTTCAGTTCAAAATCTTCCTTACCCTGTTTCAGCAAATATTGCTCAACCAGCCAGGAAATGAAAGGATAAGTTTCAGGATTGTTGCCACTGTTGGTAAGGAAACCTGTCCACGCATTAATAAGCTTGTGCGGAATTACTCCCACATCAATCTTAATGTTGTACAGGAAGATATTCACCGGCTCGAACGTAACACCGCCCTTGCTGGTAAAATCATCCTGGTACTGTTGCAGAATTTCCTCCACCTCTACGTTTGCTTCACGCAAAACGGTCTGCTCAGTAGGAACGATGGTACCTGCAGTTTGCGTATCATACTCTTCAAAAGGCAACATGTGCAGGTTGTCCATGTTTTGCCCGCTGTTAAGGTAATATTCGCCCCAGGCGCTTATCACCTCATCAATGTCAAGAGTAATCTTGTTAGTATCAGCCATTGTTTCGGATTTATTTTATAAAATTTGGTTTGCTTAGTTGTTCTTAAACTTTTTTCTCGCCGCTATTACAGCCGTTGCATGTCTGTTCAACGGGTGGTTAGCATCCATAAGAGTAATGCCGCCAGTATTCACAGGTGGCGGATCGTCTTTTTCATCCAGTTTTGTACCATTACCGCTTCTTTCTCCGCCCAAAAGCTTATTCTCTGCTTCCAGTTCTGCAATGCGCTGGTTAAGCGCATCGGTATCAGGAGCAGCAGTTTTCAGTGTTTCAATTTCAGCAGTAAGTGTATTAATGGTGCCTTTCGCAGTAGCCAGTTCAGTGGCTGCATTTGTACCCGCCTCCACTGCATTGTTAAGCGCTTCTGCTTCTTCAGGCTGCAGAAACAACCCTTCTTCTCCTGGTTTATGGTCTTCTGGCCACGATAACACTGCGGCAATGGCAGCATAGGCAAAAATTTTGTTACTCATATCAACTGTTTTTTTGTCGTAATGAAATAAGTTGCTTCATTCGCTTCACTACCTGTTCAAGGCTTTTCTTCCCGTCAATCAACCCGATTTTTACAGCCTCATCAGCCCGGTACATTTTACCGGTAAAAGGATTTTCTTTCCCTTCCCTCAGCCTGCTTCCTCTGAATGCTTTTACATCACCGATAAAGTCGTCAACTAAAAACTTCAGGTCTTCCTGCACCAGGTCATAATTCCCATCAACAGCATCTCTGTAGTCTTTATTCTTATCTCCGCTTTGCGGAGCATATATCTCATGCACTTTCACACCTTGCTGTTCAAACCAACCCTTCATGTCCATAATGGTGGTATAGGCGCCAATGGAGCCGACTTCGTCCGTGTCTTCAGTTACATACGCTTCCTGGCATGCACTTAAAATCCACATAGCTGCACTGGCGGCTATCCCATCCTGCACAATACCAATTACTGGTTTTTGAGCAATTGCTTTGCGAATGGTATTTGCGAACATAGCAGTGCCGGCAGCCTGGCCACCGGGACTGTCAATATTCAATATGATTCCTGCAATATTTTTTGCGCTGGCAAATTTGTTGATGCTGTTAATATGGTCAAGGCTTCCATAAGAGCACACATCTCCGTACTTTAAAACAGGTCCGGTTATGTCGAGCATCACAATAGAGTTGTATGGAAACTTGTCTGCACTGTGGTAAGGTCTTGCCTGGTACACTTCACCTCCTTCATCCATAGTCATTATATGTACTTTCCTTGGAGCAGGTGCTTCTTCAGCACTTCCATCTCTGTACATCTTTTCAGAAGACAGGCCCCAATCAACCTGTTCTCCTTTTATTGTCTTTAAAATAAGAGCAGCATGAGCATCAGCCCACACTTTATCAATAAGCCACTTACCACGAAGTATTGCAGATATTGTATGATTTACCACCATTTGCAGTGTAAAAATCACTGCATGGTTTTGCAACAAAAAGGACAAAAACGGCTGTGTATCACCAGCTATAGACTACGCTGGCCTGCTGCCATGATGTGTAAAAACCATGCGGGCACACACGGCGCCAACGCATAGTGTATGTGTTGCCATACACAAGATCCGGCCATCCAGGGCAATCGCTAAGCAGTAATTGTGAAGACCCCTCAGGAACTGTAGCCTGGTATGAAGTAACCGAATCAATAATAAGTTCTACCTGGGCTGAGCCAATTACGCTGCCGCCTGAAAATGCCATGTAAGGGAAACTATCGCCATTTATTTCCTGTGCATTCCACGACAGAGAAGTGAAGTTGGTAATACCAGTGCATGGAGATACAACAAACGGATTTGGTTTTGAATGTTGGTATTGTAAGGTAAGGCTTAGCAGCTTGGCGCCAGAGCTTTCATTTTTATTAGTATTACCCATGGTAAGCCGCATACCTCCATCAGTATTGCCGCATATTCTTTCAAGACCGTCACAACCTTTTGCTATTACACAAAACTGATGATTGATAAGCGTATTAAGCACCAGTAATACTGCAGGCGTAAGATTATTATTAAGCCCCGCTATTATTGTTTCAAAAAATCCACCTGCTTTTGAAACGGAAGGCTTTTCTTCGTATGAATAACTATCTTGAGTTAAATCAACAACAATCCAGTCATGTCCAGAAATAAGAGGGGGGGGGAGCACTGTACCAGTGGCAAAATCCCGCTGCCATTTTGTACTTAACCATTCAATAGCTGCTAATTTAACAGATACAAGTCCACCATCATGCGACCCGGTTGCACTGTCTATACTGCTGTAAGTATTTTTCATGACTCAAAACTAAATGTCATTAATTATAAATAGCTGATGCGGACAACAGGTGCGAAAATATAATTAGTAACCATAAGCGGCATTTTTCTTACCTGTTTTCTTGTTGTATAAAAGCGGCTTACCTATGTCTTTACGATAGCGGTAATAATCTTTACGCATACTGTCATCATCCCAGTGTTCTTCATCAATACCAAGTTCTTTCCTGATGGCCGATAAATTTTCTTTAAAAGATGGGAGCAAAGAGATATAAAAATCCATCAAAAACCGGAAACGGTCCTTTATCTGTTCTTCCACATAGCTGTTAAAATAAGCCAGGTTAGTTTCATTTAGGTTACATCCCCGCTCATTAAACATACGCATGGATATGTATATTTTAAGGCTGGCGTTTAACTTACGGCTTATACGTCCGGGGTGAGTATTACGTCTTTGTTGCAGCAGATCACACAGCTTGCTGCCAATGGCAGTGTGCCTGTTCATTACCGGCTTATCGCCAAACTTAGCAACAATGTAAGCCATGATGTACTTCTTCGTTGGAATTTCTATAGAGATATGACCTTGCATAATATTATTTTAGTATTGACTGAACTAAGCAGCCATTTCAATTTGTAACTCTTTATTTGATAGTTGTAGCTGTATTAACTGATCAGCCAGTTCAATGCTGTCCACCAGGCTTTTAGTACTCAGATGCAAATACATTTCTGTTGTTTTGATATTGTTATGACCGAGTAACTCTTTGAGCGCATAAATGCCGCCTTTAAGGCCTGCCTCCAATAAATGAGTAGCCCGGCTATGCCGCAGCGAGTGAGGAGTTACCCGCTTGTGAATACCGGCATCCCTGCAGGCCCTCCTGAATATCTGCTGAATACTGCGGGTGCTGTACTTATCGCCTGTTTGCCCTTCAAAAAGCCAATACTTAGGCTTGTACTGCTTATAGTAATTTCTTAGCAACAGAATTGTTTCTGCTGGTAAGTGAACGTACCTGTCTTTATAGCCTTTAGCTCCTTTAACAAGCAATGTCTTACGGTCTGCATCAATATGGCTTAATCCCTGCCTGCAGATGATATTTGTCGCTTCGCTTATCCTGAGTGCCCCAAAGTAGATTGTTTTAATAATCGCCAGGTGCTTTGTGTTTTTGATAACAGAAAAAAGCCGGTGTGTTTCCTCAACCGATAAAATCTGAGGCAGGTAATGTGTTGGCCGTGGATAAGGTATATCATCCAGGCTTAACGGTCGGTGCAATACCTTTTCAAAGAAGTGGTGAAAGGTAGCGGTAAAGCTTTTGTGATAGTTCTGCGTTTTAGGCACCTCCAGAAGAAATGACTTTATATCTTCTACAGAGGCATATCCATTGTACTTTTTATACATAGAAAGAATAACTGATAAGCAGCCACAGTATGTGCTGATGGTGCTTTCAGCATAATGCCTTAGCCTTAGCTCCCTGGATAATTTTTCAACCCACTCTTTTTTAGTCATAAAACAGTGATTTATAATAATGTTTCGCTTATCAACTCGTTACCTGCCATTTTAAAGACCGACATAGTAACCATTTAATTGACAATTTTTAAGTGCTTGACAATTCTGTTCACCATAAGCAAACAAAACAACACCTCTCATTATTGATACAGGCGACATATCCATTCTTGTAAACTTTGGTCTGCCTTTTAATAAATACATTCCGTTTGCCTTTTTTAATCCATATTCTTGAAACCAATCCGTATCAGTAGAGTTTAGCACCAATGCAATTCCGTTTCCGTGTTCAGCAAGTTTTTTAATAAACGGTTTTGGATTTGAATATGGTGGATTAAGCCAAACTCTACCTTCCCATTTCTCAACCAATCCATCATCAGGCAACGAAATGATTTTGTTTGCTGTTTTGTGCCATTGCAATCCGCAAGGGTCTAAATCAAATACCCCAAAATTGTCAATTAAATCAAGTGGAGTAAGTGTTATGTTTTTATCCTCAACCGAATGAAAAACGGCAGGTAACACGGTATTGGCAAAATTGCCGTTCTGTTCTTCTATCATCTTTCGTTTTTAATTTTAAAGTTTAGTAATTCTAT